GCTTGTGGTATACCTGTCACCTTACTTAGCACTGCCTCATCTACGATGGCCTGTCCTGTCTCAGTGAACTGTTGTGGCTTCCAGCCAAAGTATTGTAGGTATCTCCCTATCTGCTGTCGTGAACCTAAGTTAAACTCTGGAAAGTCAATACGGCTAAACTCACCGCTTACTACTTCCCAACTGTCTCCTAAAAACTTCAGCCCTACTACTGACATAGTGCCGTCCTTCTTAATCTTAGGTGATACTTGTTTTATAAAAGTAGGTAAAGGTTTGAAGACTGTATGTACTTCATCCTCTAGGTCATACTTCTTTTCCTTTAACTCAGCTAACAAGATAAAAGATTTCTCTTGGTCTAACGTCCAACCTATTTTAATCTGTCTAGCAATAATGTCCTGTACTTGATGCTCAAGGCTAATACTTTCACTTCCAAAACCACTAAGCTCAGAAAGTAATCTCTTGTACACCAGTTCATTAACTCTAACATCTTGCTTACAGTATTCCACCATATCCTGCGAAAAATTATCCCAATCACTGTGTTCTCCTTTCGGTTGTCCTAAGATAGTACCCCAGTTCTCTAGCGAGTGACCGCCTAAGCGCGAAGGTTCTGCTAAACGTGACATGACTAAAGTGTCTGTCAGTTTATGTCCTGCAAAAGATATGCCCCACAGTTGTTCCAACACTGGTATATCATAGGCTAATATGTTATGTCCTATCAACTCTACTGGTTCCATTGGAGCATTGTGATCACCTGTACCGTTAAGTCGGCACAGTAGTTGAACCCTATTGTAACAGACAAGAGTATTGTTGGTAGCTATCTCATACAGCACAACACACCACACCTGAGTAGGCTCTAAACCATTAGCCTCAATGTCAAAAACAAACTGTCGCATTTAAAACTCCGCTTTGTCATCCGATGCTGGGCAGGCTGTCTCAATCATACGGCCTGATTCATTATCATAGTACAAGTAACAAGCTGGCCCTGTCAATCCGGCAAACCTGTTCTTCAGGACACGGACAGTAGTAGTGTTGCGGATCGTAGCATCAGGGTGTTGTTGGTCACGCTCTAATCCAATCACCATGTCACTTAGCTGGGCAATAGCAGCACTGCCACGTAGCTCACCTAAACTAATCTTACCACCATCCTCGTGCGCCTTCTGACCTGACGGTCTACGTAGGTGTGACACTAGGAACAACCCAACGCCTGTCTCTTGTACAATCTTGCGGAGGTTAGTCATGATAGAATCAATAGCCTTACGCTCATCACCATTAGACTGATCACTAACTACAATACTAAGGTGATCCAAGATGATCCACTGACAGTCAAGGCCCTTAGCCATGTAACGTATACGTCCTAACAGATCATCTTCACTGGTACTACCGAAGTGATCCAGTAATTGTAGACGGTCTAAGCCAAAGGTACGCTCCCAGTAACCACGCTCTTCCTCTATCGTTACCCCTGCCCGTACCTCTGGAATGTGCAGTACCTTGTTAGCTTCTATTGACATTATACCTAACGTAGTCTTGGGTATGTCTTCCTCTAGTGCTAGGATACCTACGTTGTCGTTCGTGTTCTTAATAAGGTAATGCTCTAGCTCACGCATGATCTGACTCTTACCCATACCGGAGCCTGAAGTAATAGTGACCAGCTCCTTACGTCTAAAGCCATAGGTAAAGGCATTCAAACATTCCCACGGGTAGGGTATGGACTTAACATCTTTCTGCTCTTGGAGTAAATCCCATGTGTCTAAGCCGGACACAATACCATCAGGTCTAAATGCCTTAGCGTTCCACCACTCCTTAACAAAGTCAGCGACCTTGTTAGCCTTAAGCATCTCGCCCGCGTCCTTCATAGGTAGCGTGACGTTCTTAGCTTTGTTGGGGGTGAAGAGATTAAGCACTGCCTTGGCTGCTTCTGTGCCTGCCTTGTCATTGTCGAAACAGATGACCACATTGTCGAAGCTTTCCAACCACTCTAGGTTGGCTTTGATGTCCTTGGCTGCGCCTGTTGCTCCTGATCTGATGGAGACTGCGGGCCACTTGCCGTCAAACATTTCGTTGACAGCCATTGCGTCTGCCTCGCCCTCGCAGATCGTAATGTACTTGCCGCCACCCTTGAACGCCTGTTGGCCGAAGAGACCCGCATTATCAAAACCTCCTGTCGCATAGAATGATTTAGTATCTACGATACGAACCTTGGTGCCTGTTGCATCGCCTGTGTCTTTATCATAGTAAGGGTAGTGGTGCTTAGATATAACACCTGTCGGGTCGTACTCTACGGTAACGCCATATCTCTTACACGTTGAAAGTGAGATACGCCTGTCACTAATTGCTGCTACTGTACCTGTCATCTCTAGTGACCTCGCTGGTTTACGTTCTACTGGTTTACCAATCTGTCCATTGCCGTGTTCGTAATGGGTGCAGCCCCCAGAAAAGCAGACTGCATGTCCATCACTATAACGAGCCAGATTGTCAGATGAGCCACACGAAGGGCATGACTCATGTTGTACAAATGTTGACTCGTCTGTCATCAGAAGTCCTCACCACCTTCCTGTTCTGCGACCTCTAGCACCTTGATCTTATTAAGGTACGTGCTGGTTCCGTGTACCGGATGGGGTGCGCCCTCTGCGTACATGATACGCACCTTGGAACCGCGACCAATGCGACCCTTGAAGGTGTTGCCTTCTGCGTCCATCACTGGCACATCGTACTTGGTGCTGAACTTGCGCTGCTTAACGCCCTCATACTCACGGAGCTTGACACCTAAAGCTGTTAGATGATCTGATGTTGGCTCGTCTAGGCTGAGTACCAACGAGTACTTACCTGTTGACTGGCCCTGATACATCTCATGCTCGTCAAGGTTCTCAAATGCTACTAATCCTTCTAATACTGCCATGGTTACTGCCTCTAGTTATGACCCCTAAGGATCGTTTGATTATTCTTTAATTATTAATCTTAAACATTTCCCTTTGCTTACCTAAGTATTATAAGGGCCAAATGAATTACTGTCAAGCTCTTTTTGTATTGGTTCTTCACTTTCATGTAATGCTTCATTGGAATGTAGCAAACAACCATTACATAAATCTAAATGTAAGCCTGTATTTCTGTCTTTCTTTTTCAATTCATACTCATTAAGGATAACGTCACATGCTTTGCACCTACTCATTGAACACCTCGTTATGTTTTCTTACCATCTCGTTATAAGGATTGCTATAGTACTCTTCCCTAACCTGCTTAATGACTCGCTGTGTCAGCTCAGATAAGGACATACAGTATACCTGATACTCGACCAGTTCGTCAACCATTACGTGCGCCTGTGGTTCTATCCAGTCGCTTACTTCATAACCTAACATGTGTTCCTTTATTTTACTCATTCGTCTATAACCTCATATACTCTACCGTATGTCACAATACACAGCGGCAAGTGCAGCACTGTACCCATGAAGGGCATAGCCTCTACGACCCGTGTGCGTTCGTTGTACGTCCACATTGCTCGACTGTCTGGGAACTCTATGTCAAACCCGACACCCAGCCTGTACTCTATTGTCAATTGTCTGCCAAAAATAATCATCATACTAACCCCTTGTTCAACCAAGATGCCGACAGTTTGTCGCTCTTGGTCTCCAGTAGGGGCCAGATGGTTGCTCTGTGAGGTATCCGAAGGTCTGCGTCAGTCACCACGTCAGCATAGCCAAAGCGGTTGTGAAGCGTACTGTGTGCAATCTTGGTTATCATTGATAATTGTTTCATGCTGTACTGTGCGCCTATCACTAGACGCTCGTGGGTTGTCTTGTTTGTGTACATTCTAATCTGCTGTGACATTAGTCCTGCTCCTCTATCCAATTCATATCAGCTTTAATGTCAGCCAAAGCCTCGTCAATCTCCCATTGCTCCATGGGTGGATAATCGTCCGCGTCATGTAAATGCTCGTCACCGTGGTATTCGTTATTGCTCATAATTTTTCTCCGCTTGTTTATATTTAATTAGCCAACAGGTTGCACATATGTACAACCCTGATTCTACTATGTCTGCTCTTTGACCGCAAGTACATTTGATCATGCTTTTCGCCAGTCCGGTGTGACTGTGTCGATAGTGTAACCTAGCTCCTCTATGAGAGCGAGGGCTGTATGTGTAAGGGTCTTGCATCCCGACAGTCTAGCAAAGGTCTCCGCGTTGTTACAGGCAGGGTAAATAACTGGCTTACCGTAACAGTGCTTAACTTCTATCAATATTGATTTGCTCATTATGCCACCTCATCTATATATTGTTGATGCGCGTCCCTGCCTATGCCTATCAGCACCCGTGCATGTTCCACGTCTAGATCATGATCCTTGGCCATTTTTTCTATAGTAAGGTAATTATTGACCCAGTCCCAGTAAAAATCCATTAGCTGTGCGTTCATTACTCGCTTATTCATTATGCTACCTCATCATAGTCTGAACCACATTCGCTGCTAGAGGTTAGCAGGCAATCAATGCGATCCTGTGGCACTGTAAGCGCCTCACAGCCCTGCAGCCACTTGTTGATATGTTTGGTGGTGGTGACACTGTACTTGGTCTCTGTGCGTACCAGTGAGCCATCTGTTAGACGTGCTGCTACTGGTGTCTCGTAGCTAAAGAATACCTGTGCAAAGCCTAGGTCTAGCTCAGTCATGTTACTAGCTATCTGTTTAAGTTTCATCTGTACTGCCTCTGTTGGTTTGGTTTAGTTGGTTTAAGAATAACCACTGTATACCAGTGGTCACTATAAATCTACAAACCTCCAAATAATATTATATTAATGCCACCAAGTGCTAAACCTGCTAGTCCTATCATCATAAATGTTAGCCCTACCCAGCTCATTAGTTCGCGCTGTTTGTTCATCCGCTCCCAATCTTTCTGGCGTAGATACTGGAATGCTACTTCTATTTCTGCGTCTCTTAATTGCTGTTCCGTTTTCATGATTATCACCTTATGAGTTTACAATTTTAATAATGTTCATAACCTTACCGCGATACTTGCGGATGGCCGACCAATCCTCTAAAACCCCATCACGTACCGCTGCAACGTGGCCTCTAACATAAATCCAGTAAACCCCTGCACCCCAAGTGTGGCACGTATTAGCCACGCTGGTCAGTGTCTTATAACTCTGGGTTTTATCCTGATCTGGTATCATCTTCTTATTAAACGTAGACAATACTTTAAGCTGTTGATATAGGTGCGTCCCTCTACGTGTCCTGCGACTTTCGGACTGGTACGCCCTGTATACCTTACTGTATGGCTGGCCCGTTGCGACACACGTTGCGACTAAACTGCAAAAGTTTGTGTCGTTGTGGTATGTCTGACCAATCCTAGC